CAACTAATTTTTTATCATTGTTATAACCTAACAAATACATATTTAATGCTAACGGATTGGGTTGGAAAGTAGGATCTCCTTCATTCTGGCCAGTTGCTGCCACTTGTTCATCTTGTATCATATAAACTTTTGCCACATTACCATATTTGGGTGGTAACGAATAAACACGAGTTATATAATCATCTTTAGTTACTGCTCTTTGTTGTGCTTGAAAATAAGCTGCGGCATTTACTCTTACATCTTCAAGTGTTTCTGGTCCACCACCTCCAGTTGCTGGTTGTGGGTTTGTTGTTGCAGTAGAATCTAATGTAATTGTTTGTAAATTACTATCTAAACTTAAAGAACCATCAAATTGTGGATTATGTGATGTAATATTATTAATTGTACTTGCAGCTACATTATCATCTACTCCACCACCATACGAATACTTAATTGTAAGAGTTGTATTGGTTGGACATTGACCATAAGTTTCCGTATTAAGAAAATTAGCAGGATCAAAAGCTGTATCAAGAAAACTTGGTGTTCCTGGTAAATTTGAACCAACACTATTTGGATTTGGAATAATTTCTTCATCAGCTCCTGCTGCTACTCCAGAACCAAATCTCATTTCTGTCTTACCATCTGGTCTAATATAAGTTTTAAATCGTTTAGATGTCTTTACAAGTTTTAAAAGAAATGGTGCAAAATTTCTACCCTCCACTAAGTCTGGTGAATTATTTGTATTATTCTCAAAATCAGCATATACTGTATCTTGTGCTAAAAATGGGACTTCATACCATTTATTTCCATCACCATCTGTTACTGAAATTATTTCTAATACAGGATTATTATTTAAAGCAATCCTTTTATATTTTTCTGCTGCTCCAAATGTTACATATTCAGTAGTAACAGTTCCACTAACTGCCTTTACTTGTTTTTTCAACAACCACTTTGTAACATTTTGTTCATCATCTACTTCAAAAATATCTTGTTCTCTTGGACTTAATGAACTTGAATCTCTAAAAACTACATCTCCCGTAGTTCTAAAAACTGTTCCGTTGGTTGCAGTAGCTTGCATTCCCGCTGGGATATGTAAACAATAATCTTCATTGGGTTGTCTTTTTTCATCTACCACGTTATTGGCATCTGCAGGAACAGTTTGAAATACATCAAGAGTTACACTTGCAGGTGAAGCCTGTCTTGGTTTATATCCATATCCTTGTGCAATTTCATATATAGTTTTCTTTTCTTCTGCAAAAGCTAACATACTTTCTTTAAATTGTTCATCCATATAATAGGATAAAGTATCACCAACATATGATGCCATTTCAATGAACATCATACCTGGATCTGATTCGTTAAAGTCATTATATGTATTTGGGAAATATGTTTTTGCAAATTCTATAAGACCATCTCTGAATGCAGAAAAATCTTTATTTAAATATTTTACGTCCTTACTGACTCCCTTTGTAGCCATTTTCTTCTCCCTTATTGATTAACAGCCGATTCAAATTGATCAAAACTTACTGACACAGTTCCAAACCTATCGGGTTCAAATGACAATCCAAAATCTATTATTATATTAACTCTATTAATATTATAATTTGGCATTGTAATTTCTATCTTTTTAATGTTTATGTATGGCAACCAAGTTTCTAAAGATGTTCTTATTGAATCTTCTAATATATCACTAAAATCTTCATTCATTGGTTCAAATAATATTGAATGTAATTGTGATCCAAATGTTGGTTGGCCCAATCTTTCACCAGGAATCGTTTTTAGTAAATTTATAATATTATATTTTGCCTGTTGAAGTGTAGTTTTAGTCTGTTTAAAATATCCAGACTCAGAATATCCCATAGGAAGTTTCAATCCAATGAAAGTATCTGGATTTAAATCTTTTTCTCTTGCTCCCATTTATATTCTCCTATTAACTTATTATCTGTTGTCCAACAATTAAGCCATTCTTAACTATAATTCTTTTTCTAATGTATGTCACCGTTCCATCTGTATTTTCAACAATATCAGTTACAATATAATCTTCTGTAATTCCTTCGTATTCATCTTTACTATCGTGTGTTTTATATCCACCTGCAACTAAAGTTCCATCTGTTTTTATTTCACCAAACTTAAAATTAAGATTTAATTTATCAAATATTTTTTTTAATACTATTATTTGTTTAGACTCGTCAATGTTTGCTTTAGCAACTGTTTTAAATCTTTTTAATAATCTTGATAATCTTGATTTTTTAGTTTTAGGATTAGTCTGAACTTGTCTAATATTTAACTGATTTCCTCTACCTATAAAAAGACTTCCAGGTAATCTATTTTCTAAATATGATTTATTATCAAGTCTATCTACTTCATCTTCACCCGTTAAATAAGAATGTATTGCGTCTGCCTCTTCTGCGGCCAACTTAGCATTTTCTTTTCTTATTTTCTTTTTAGTTTCAGTATCTTGGTCTTTGAAAATTCTATCATTTTTAATTTTCTCAAGCTTATACTTTAAAAACTTTTTATCTAATGCCATTGTTCACCTCTTATGGACGATAATTCGTTCCACCACCTTTTTTCTGGTCTATTGCTTTCATAACAGCTGAATAATCTTTTGTTAATGCATCTTGTACATGGTCAGGAACTTGGTCAACATTCACACCAGCTTTCTTTATAGAATCTACTGCTGCTATTTCTCGTTTCTTTTCCTTTACGGATTCTGGATTTCCCAAACCAGTTTCTCGTGCAAGAAGGTCATTTACCTTACTACTGTCATAAACTCCACCACCCATAGTTGGATATTCACCACTTTCTCCTTGTGGAACTCCACCAACGGTTTCATTCAGAACCTTGTTAAGAGCCTTGTTTGATGTATAATTTACTTCCTTTTTAGATTTATACTGCTTCCTAATAGGTTCTTTGAACTCTTTTTCGGTTAATGGTTTTGAAACTAATTCGGTAAGAGAAGATGAATCATTATCTTTAATAAATATCTCATTCATTTGTTTTTTGACTTCCTTACGAACTACTGTTTCAATTATCTTGATTAGTTCTTGTTTCTTCATTATTATCTCCTTGTATTATAACTCGTTTAAATATTGTTTTAATTCTGGACTAGCAAAACATCTTTCTAATTCTTCCATTTGTTTTGTTAATTCATTTCCTAACGCAGAAGTATCTACACCACCAATATCTGTATCGGTGTCTAAATCTGTCCAAGTTCCACCTGCTGCTTCACAAGATTTTTTATCTAAATGTTCTGTTATAGAACAAAATCCAATAGACTCATCTCCTACGTCTAAATCGGCAGTTGATAGCTTATCATACATACTTTGTAATTCCTTTAACTCATCAGGATCAATCCAAGTTCCACCTGCTGCTTCACAATCTTCTTTATTGTCTGGTGGTGGATTACCCGCGTCTATAGCACATTGTGCAAGTATACTCATTAGTTGTGAATATAGTATAGGAAGTATTGACGAAAACCTTCCAACTGCCTTTATTAAAGTAGAAACACACATATCTATCATTCCCATAATATTTAATATCTCTAATAATTTTTCAACTATTGGAACTATAAATGGTGGTGTCCATTTTAAAATCTTTCTAACTATTTTTATAATTTTTCTAATGAGTTTTATTACCATAATTATTTGTTGTAATATAGGAATAATTGCCATTAACTTCTGCATCAATTCCATTAAATCTTGAATTTTTTGTTTTAATGGATCTTTACAAACATCTTCAGGATCAATAACTGCCTTCGCCATTATCTTATCAACTTCAGCATTAAACTTACCTAATAACTGATTAAGTTTTCCCATCATCTCTTGAACTTTTGCAGTAAACCCAGCTAATGCAAAAGCTTGTAAATCTGGTAATTGAAAATTTGCTATATCACTAAGAAAATCCCATGCATCGTCATCTTTTGGTTTCATGGCGGCCCCACCAGAACCTATACAAAAACCTTTATCCTCTCCATCGTCATCTCCACTACCACTTGTCTCAGGGGGTCCTTCTGTTGCAACTGAATCGTTTTGGGTGGTATATGGTGCACATATTATTTCACCATTTTCTATTACACATCCAGCATGAAGTGTAGTTCCAGCAGGTACAGTTTCACCTGCACCATATTTCATTAAATCGTTACCCGTATCTGGCCATATTACTACTGCACCATTATCACCTGCAACACCATCTACTTCTGCAAACAACATTGGAAATTCTTCTTTATTTTCAAAGATTCCACTTCCTTCTATGAGTTCACATCCTGGTATAATTGGTTCACCTGGTCCTAATGTTACTCGTTGTCCTGCTATTGATTTACATCTTATTGGCATATTAATTCGTCTTTACTATATCAC